TGAGTCAGAGTTATCACCTGTACCATCATTATCGGTGTCTTTAGATTCCTCAGCATCAAATGGGAAAGCATCTTCCGTATCTGGCGTACCATCATTGTCATCATCGGTATCATTGAAATTAGAAATACCATCGTTATCACTGTCTAGCTCTTGACCGGGGTATTGGATCTCCGGATTATCCCAATCGTGGTCTTCATCATTATTAACGCCATCGCCATCGGCATCAGGGTCATCTTGATCTGCAAGTCCGTCGCCATCTATATCTGAGGTATACCTTCCGTCATATGGAAGATCATCTTCAGTATCTGGCGTACCATCATTGTCATCGTCGTCATCATCTATATCAGGTATACCGTCTTCATCATTATCAGGTGGTGGAAGCGTACCTGTCGTAGATTCGGTCATAGTAACAGGATTATATATATTACCGGGATCGATATAACCAGAACTATTTGGGGCGGGAATAAGGTACCCATGCAAACCATCTTGGTTGTCTCCAGATACCGCGTCTACTGCTACGGATGCGTTTATATTCCCTGCGCTGGACATATAATATGGCATAGTTCCCGGCACGAGTCTCTCCTCCCAATCTTCGTACCCGCCGCCGTCGTCTTCAAATCCCCCTAAGATAGGCTCAAAGTTTGTTAAGAATTTACCGTCGTCACCTTTAACTCCTATAGGTGGTACTTCTATATCCCCATAAAAGTTTGCTTTGACTCTATAATCTTGATGCTCCTCAGAAGGCATGAAAGGAGTTATGCGCTGCTCTATAAACTGCTTGAAGTCCCTATCACTTGCGTCTCTATATTCCGAGAACGCAGATCCGTCAGCAATAAAATCTTGTAGCTTGACACCTTCGGTCTCGTTAACATAGTGATATAACATCAACAAGTCAGCCGTTAAGTTTAATTTACCATCACCATCTACGTCGAATACGTTAAATAAAGGCGAACCAAAACCACCATCTTTAAGCACCTTATGGTACTCTTTGAGAGCCGCAGTCATCTCAGTCGCATTTCGAGTAGAATTTGGCGTTATATGATAATCGGTTGCTTCAAAATCAAAAGTTGTAGTGAATAATGCGTAGTACAATGACTGAATATCTTCTACTCCAACTACACCATCTTGGTTCATATCAAATGGGGAGTAGTTAAATTGAGATCTGCTACTGTCTTTTTCTGCTTGTTCTTTAGAGCCGGGGTTGTCTTGGAAATAATAATCTCTAGCTAGAGGAGTGTCGCTTACCGGGTAAGGAAAAGCAGACAGGTACACATTATCGACATTGTCTAGTAGGTCACGGTTCCCATCTTCAAAATACCTATCGGCAAATGCTTCGGGAGCACCTGCAGGACTTAGTAGGTGTCTACCTGTGTGTGTAGAAAAACTTTGCAAGTATGGGTCTTGTGCGTATTGCTTTTTATATTGTTCATGCGCCCAAACTAGAGCAGGCCCCGCGTTAAACTGGTCAATGTTTCCTCTTTCCCAAAATCTAGTATCCATGAGCGACTCGGCGGTAATATATTTAGCACCGAACCTTTGATATGGGTCAGAACGCACAACGTCGGAAATAAGAAGCCGAGAAAACTTATCAAGGGTGTTCCACGCGGGGATAGAAGTCGTTCCGATATAGTTACGCCCAGCAGGCCTAAGATCATACGTTTTTAACCATACAAGTGCAGCGTTTATGCTGGGTATATGTACATTACCGTATGCCATGAATTAGCCTTATAGTGAAGCGATTATGAATGCTAGTAATTCGGGATACCGAACACCGCGTCTTGTTACCTCTGTAGCTGTAACACCTTCTGGTATGTGTGCCTGCTCATTGTAGACTTCTTTTTTTGTTTTTGTGACCCCATCTTCATCAGTCTGAGTCACATCAGCTTCCCACCAAGTAGTGCTTATAAACATAGCGTACCTGCCAGCGTCTAAACCCTCAGCAGTAAAAGCCGCATCAAGGTCTTGAGCAATAATACCAAAGTGTATTCTAGCACTATCACCGTTTTCTGCAACTGAATCTATCCATCTAAACTTACGTAGTAAGCCTTTTGCAGCTAAAGCTACTCTTTTTTCTGCGTCAGATAGTTCTTCTATGTCTTGTTTTAAGTTCCCGTCTGAAGTTTGTATTGTACCATTAGTAGCATATACATCATCAAATCTTGTAGATGAGCTACCCAAATCAACAGCATTATCTTTGTCATCACCAATTTCATCTACTGGACGAATAATATGACTAGAAAACTGAGTAGTAGCTAAAAGACCACAACCGGGGCCAGCAAAGAATGTACCACTACCATACTGAACATTAGTGTAGCCAAGACTACCTCTAAAGTTAGAACTTGCGTAAAATGTTATCATGCGCCCATCAGCACTGCTACTACTGTTGTTGTTGAGCACTTTGAACAACTCGCCTTCTTCAGATGTTTTATACCCGCTTATCAAAAAGTCGTGGCTTAATGTAGATGTACCAATACTTAACTGGTCTACACTATGTATATCTTTGTCATTTGCATCTAAGGCACCTCCAAGCTCTGGAGATGTATCATCGACTACTGCAGATATACCACTTGATACTTGCGCCCAAGTCAGCCCCCCTGTGTTACCTGATTGCGCAGACAAGAAATAACCATTAACTGGAGCATTAGATACTTTAAGGTTAGCTTCGTCTACTATATTGTCTGCAATCGTTAGGGCTGTAGCTCCTGTAACTTCGCCTGTATGTGTAGCATTAGTTACTTTGGCTGTGTTGGCTGTGATGGCTGAGTTTATTGCGTCTGCAAGTTTTGCATCTGTTACTGCGTCATCAGCTATTTGTGCGGTGGCTATAGTCCCACTTAAACTAGATGTAGGGTAGTTAGTAGCGTCACTTAAATCAAAAGCAGGTGTAGTATCAGAGGCACCCAAAGCTACAGTCACACCGCCAAAATTTACACTGTCATTAGCTAACTTAGCATTAGCTATGCTGCCAGCTAGTTGGGCATTAGTAATAGTCCCACTTAGACTAGAGGTTGGGTAGTTTGTTGCGTCACTTAAATCAAATGCAGGAGTAGCGTCAGTCTGACCTAAATCAAGAGATACACCCCCATAAGACACACTATCGTTAACAAGTTTAGCGTTAGTTATACTGCCAGCTAACTGCGCGTTCGTTATAGTGCCCGTAAGGTTTGATGTAAGGTATCCAGTGGCATCTACTAGGTTAAACGCAGGTGTAGCATCAACACCACCCAATGCTAACGTAACACCACCAAAAGATACTGTAGAGTTTTCTAGCTTACTATTCGGTATGCTACCATCAATAATATCATCGGAATCATATTGCAAAGCACGGCTAAGCGCGTCATCTACATTAGCAAAGAAAATCCTAAGAACAGCATCTCGCTGTATTGTAAGCGATTGGTTGTACTCCGCTGGAGGTTGAGGTAAAACAGGAGCATGAAAAGGTTTGTTTGTGTTCCGTATTTTAGTAGCCATTAGCTACCTCTTCTACCATCAGGACGCATGTTTAACCTTGGTGTACCTAACTGCCATTTAGTACCTAACGAATCAGAAGCTAATTTTATTGCCATCTGTCTGCCACGCACACGTATATCGACCTGCTCAGTATACTGGTCTACAGTCTCGGCAACCAAAATTACTTCTTTCTCACTATTACCACCCTGTGATAACGGATTATTGTTAGCAGCTCCCGGCTCACTACTCGCCAACAAAGACATATCTACACTAGGAGTAGCAGAGCTTGAACCCACAAAAGTAACGTCTGGTATCAACTTGTCCACAAACGTAAAACTAGTTCCTGACTCTATACCAAACTGTCCAGATGTTATGTATGCGTCAATAGCGGTATTTGTAGCGCCTTGCCCGTCATCGTTACCATTCTCATGCTCTACTAAGTTATATGTGTTTGTAGCAGCTAAAGGGAAATCGTTTATAGGAGAGTCTAGCCAAGCACTACGATCCATAGTTCCAACATACCAAATGTCTTCTAAGTAGTTATATACTACATACTTATCTGGGGCTACCCTACTAGTGTTGGAGTCTGACACATAGAACCACCATATCTCATGGTATTCTTCTAATGTACCAGCAAATGTCTGTGCATACTGTCCTTTATCCAAATCATCAAATATGAATTTCCGTACGTCGCATCTTAGAGGTTGGACAGTTCCATCGTATTTGTAAAATTTCTCTTTCCCCATCCAATATGCGACTCCGTTGGCGTATGCAACGGCCTTCGACGAAGCTACTGACATGTTTGACCCAACCAACGTAGAACTCCATACCACTGGAGCACCAACATACTGCAGCGAATACAACGCAGCATCGGTGAAAACCAATATTTCTTGGCGTGACTGAATTGCAGTTACGATTTCTGTGCCTTGTGATAACTGCAAGTCTCCTGATTGGTTAGTTGAACGGGGTCGCCAGTCAAACATATCTTCTTGGTCTGACCAACGCATTAACAAGGGGTTAAGTGTTTCTGTGGTATCTCCGAACGCGTTAGTACCAAAACAAAATACAAACCTACTAACATCAGACACTAGCAAGTGGTTCTGTACGACAGGTACTTCAGCAGAAAGTTCATACTGTGCAGTAACCGCACCACCCCCACCAGAAGTAGATGAAGTAGCCGCGTCAATCCCAGATATAGCTGCAGTAGTAAAAGTATTTGCAGCGGAGTCCACTAATTCTATCTTATGTCTAGCATTTATTGACGCTTGGGGGATGCCCGCTATAGCTCCAGAACACCCTGCTATAGTTACGAATTGTCCAACCTCATAGGCCCTTGTTAGGGTAGGGTCATATACCGTTAAGTTCGTGGTATCTACAGTAGTTGAAATAGGGTTAGTACCGAAGATGATAGAACGTGGAGTACCACCCGTATCTTCTGTAGGGTTCTTATCCATAAACAAAGTAGTTCCAACACCCCCTATAGACACAATCTTTGTATCCGCTGGTATACCCGTAGCAGTAATACTTTGCCCTACATATAGTTTTGCTGTCTCAGCTGCGTCTAAAGAAGATATGCCCTTAATAAGGGTGTTAAAAAGTCCGGTTGTAGTTACAGACAACTCAACAGGAGCGCCATTTTTTACGCCCGCTACGTTTACAGCTCTAGTGCCTGTGCCTTCACTTGTGTCCCAATAGTATAACCCACCACCACGAGGGCCTATAATTAAGTCTTCACCAAAGTTAGCTTGATTCCATACACGTAACTCTTCTATATTACCGGCACTACCATTCCAAGTGCCCCCATCATAAGAACTAGACTCCCAACCAACTATAGGTATCTGAAAGTCAGGGCCTACGTTTATTTGGTATGCTACAGTAAAAGCACCGCCACCCCCACTAGTAGGAGTGCTTGTGGCTGCAGCTGCAGCCGTTACAGAAAATAACTTGGTACCATCAAAAGTTAACGTGCCGTCTGTTACACTTCCACCCGTTGTAGAAGCACTTAACTCAAATGTTCCGGGGGAGGTTACTTGCTTTACAAACGCACCCTCGGGAATGCCGGTACCACTTACAGGTAGTCCTGCAACAATATTAGCGTTTGTGTTGTGATTAATAGTTGGATCATTATTATAATCACAGGTTGAATCTGTAAACGAACTACCTACATCTGTTATAACATGTTCTTTGTTTAGGTTGTCTGTAGATATACCACCAACAGCGTCACTACCAGCTATTGTAATGTAACTACCTACAGTGAAACCCCCACTTACGTCCTGCACTCTTACTGTAGTAGAACC